TAGATATGTCCAGATTTAAAAGGGTAGCACGGCACTTATGATTGGTAGAGGCTCTTTATCTTTGTTTTTGTAGGACATTCGGCTAATTGCCTAACATTCTTACTTCAATTAGCCGAAGCCTACCTTAATAAATGAGCGGATTTAAGACATTTTCTTTATTAGTTTGTTAATCTCATTGCGCTTGGTACGAAACTCGTGCATAAATTCATCTTTGCTAATCTCTTGCACGTTATACTTCTTATCTTGATATAAATCAGGCATTAGTAAGTTTCTAACATCAATGCCCGAATTATCTACTCTTATCGCTGTTAATGATGAGTGTTTGCCAAACAAAAACTCTTCATAAACCCTAATGCACCAGCTAATAATCTCATACTTCACTCGGTAGCATTTGCCTACCTCTAAGGTTGTTACTTGTTCTTTCATAGTCGTAAGATTTAAGGTTAAAGCACCTGCCTGTAATACGTATATTCTAAGTGTTTTAAGTCTTCACGGTGCAAACGCTCTTCATAAGCATACTCACTTCGCAGCTTATCGTAAGCATCAGTAATCACAGTATGACAACGCTCAACCTGATGCGCCGTAAGGGTAAGATGATGCGTTTTATAATCATCAATTGCACTTTCGTAAAAACACGCATATTCTACCACATCAGTAGCATAACAATACCATAATTGTAGCGTATATACCCCATAAGTAACCGCCAAACTCACCCACCCATCAGGGTCGCCCTCAGCCATATCAGGAAGTTTTGACAGCAACAACTCAAATAAGCTATCACTAATATCAGTCTGAGGTTTTTTGCACACCGCCATTAGCGGCTCAGTAGCACGTTTCAGCATATCAGCCCACACAGGCGATAGCTCATCATCAGCCGTTTCATCAGCCTTGCAGTGCTGCAAAGCCACGTTAAACGCCTCTTGCTCAAAAGGCACACACTCATCATAGCGTTTGCCATTCATCGTTACGTAGCCGTCTTGAAGAAAAAATTGGCTACTTTGTTTTGCAGTTTCATTCATTTGTTGTAATTTTGCCATTGTAATTTACGTATTTGTAATATTACATGTTTAACATTAATTTTTTTTAGATTAAGCGGTGCTGGGATAGTACCGCTTTTTTACTTCATAATTACGTAATATTCGCCTTTATCGGTGCGTATCTGTATCTTACCCTCTAAAAGCATATTCTGTACTTTATCTATATAAGTACGAGGGTATAAGTGCTTATTACCCACCTTAAAGAACTTCACAAGTTGTAAGTCTCTAAGTTGCATCATAAGGTCAGCCCTACGAGGTAGCCCCAGAGCGTTGCAAAACTCTTCGGCAGTAACGTTAAGCGGTATAACTTGTCTTGTCTTCATAAATCAACGTTCTATACTTATTAAGTAGTGTTTCTTTTTCATTTTCGCTCTCAAACTCAAACAAATCATCTATATTATCAGTTTGAATAAACTTTTTAAGCGGTATATAGTTCTCTAATTTCAAGAACATATAAGGACGCATATATAGCCAGTGGCTAATAGTTACAGGCTGTTTATTCACCTCTATTGAGAAGTCAGCCATACGACTTACAATAATACTTCTTGCTGTGCTTGTTAATTTCATATTATTTATTATCTTTGCAACGTTAATAGGTAACGTTTCATTTTCACGTTGCAAAGATATAACCAATATAGTTATAAAACAAGTTTTTAAATAACTATTTTTGTTATTATTTTGTTATATTTCTGTAATTAACTGATTAGTAAAGTATTACGATGAAAGATTTTTTGAAGAAAAATATATTACCACTGCTATCACTGCTGATAAGTATAGCTACATTACTGTTATTTTGGTGCAGATTAGAGCCTTTTACGTGGGATAGCTTTGGGGCTACCACCGCTGTTATGGGGGTAATTGTTACCTTTTTGGTAGGTTTTCAAATTTGGGCTGTTATTGACACAAGTAGATTTAAAGCGGAAATTAAAGCAGAACAAAAGGAGGTGGGAGAAACTTTGCAAAAAGTTGTATATCAGGAATTAATAAATCAATTTATTATTAACTTTGAGTTTTCAATGGTCTATAATGAAATGGGGCGTAGTTTATTTTCTTACCTAAAATTTGCCTTACAAACAGTTCAATTAGGAGTGGTGTGTAACCAAATAGATAAATGTAATTCAATGATTAAAGCTATGATAGAGGTAATAGATAAGAACGAAGTTGAATTTACGGATAAGCAACATTCTATATTGCTTGATATTTTTTACAATATAAAATCATCTGAACCTATAAAAGATTTAAAAAATAAAGAATTGCAATACATAGAAGAGCGCATAAGGAAGGCAACAATAATATAGAACAATAGCTTTTTTGTTCGTTTCCTTTATTGTAATGGCTATATACCGCTTTTTCTTTTTTAGATTGTTTGTTGTTATTTACATCATTGTTTGTTACATATATAACAGGAGGTCTATATGCAATAGGAGGATTGTAGGTAATAGGAGGATAACTATTTAACTCCAACCATAATTCATCAGACATAGGTACAAATGCTTGCTTTTCTTTATTACAATTCATAACAACAAATGTTTAATTTTAAAGTGCAAAGGTATGGAAAATAACGATAATAACCAAAATGGTGATGTAAATTTATATCTAAAAGAGGCTTTTTCCAAACTTGGCAAAAAGCAAACTGAAATAATTGATGATTTAAAAGTATCTCAATCCTACGTTTCTGCACTAATGGCAGGAAAAAAAACAGTAGGAAAAGTTATGGCTGAAAAATTAGCCGATTTATATGGCTTTGACGAGGGGGCAATACTTACTGGTAAGAATAAAATAGTTATAGAAGAAGTCCCTGACGAAGAAGAAGAAGACGAAGAAGAAGATGAATTAGCACTATTTCTAAGGGAAGAACGTAAAAACTATGACCTTACCCTTACTGATATACATGAAAAAACAGGTATTCCTCAAAAGGTACTCAAAGAATTTCAATGGGGAGATGCTCAATTAACCGATAGGCAAAGGTATGCGCTTACTCAGTATGTAGAAGAAGCAAGAGAATATTTCCAAGAAAACGCTATCGGAATACCCAAAGGAAGAATAACAGGATACTATTACCCCGAAGTCAATGCCTCCGCAGGATTTGACCTCACTACATTCAACAATGAAGAAACACGTGTTCCTATATTCATCCCCAATTTTGGTAGCAACGTAATATTCATAAACGTTTATGGTGATAGTATGTATCCAAAATACAAATCAGGAGATATGATAGGTATAAAGCCCGTAGAATTTCCATATATAGTATTTGGACACCCTTACGTGGTTGTATTTGACAATGGGGATACAAACATTAAGTACGTACAAAAAGGCTCTGATGAACATCACGTAATATTAGCAAGTGAAAACCCTAAATACGAACCCCGTGAATACCCTCTTAGTATTATCCGATGCTTCTTTACCGTCAAAGGAAGTTTTAATAAAGAACGAATGTAACCCAAAAACTAAAACAATATGAAACTATCAAAATACGTATGGGATTTATACAAACAATCCGAAAACGGCAAAAATACCATAGATTTCTTTGAATATGACAACGTTTTTTGGAACGATGTAAAGGTAATCAAAAAATATAACCCCAATTGCAGCAAATGGATTGAAAAAAGAGCCTATGAAAGCATAATGCAAGAAATAGGAGACTCTGCATACGATAGGCGTTCCAACTATGATTTCAAAAACTTCTCAGAAGTCCGAAAAGAGTTTGAAAGTTATTTAGACGGTGGAATTTATTACTTAAACGATGATGACAGTAAAAGTTACATAATAGACCCTAAAGACTATAAGTATTTTCTGACCTTTCATATAGTAATATCCTTTTATTTCTATGCCATAGCCTACGATTATACATTCCCATACTTATTTACATACCGCTTTTTTGACCTCAATAAAATAGCAGATACTTTTTATATAGAGTTGCCCAAAATGCCTAAAAAAAGCGACTATCGCGCCCGCTGTATGTATTATATTGAGCTGTGCGAAGTGTTTTATAAATTCAGAGTAGAAAATAACCTAACACCCAACGAGCTGTGCGCATTCCTATACGACTTTGCCCCCAACTATATCGATAAAACACTCCCACCAATGCCCCAACCCACCCAAGCGTGGTTTATAGGAGGATTAATCGCCGAAGAAGAACGTATAGAAGAAGAAAAATTTTGGCAAGCAAACCCCGAAACTAAACGAGGCGACATTTTAGTACATTATGAAACCTCACCCATTAGTGCTATCACACACTTTTGGAGAGCCCAAACAGACGGAGTTATCGACCCATTTTTCTATTACTATGCTAATTCCTATATAGGAAACGAAATAGAAGTACCCCACATCACCCTAAAAGAATTAGAAGCCGATGAGTACTTCGCAAAACACCCACTAATACGCAAAAAATTTCAAGGCGTAAACGGCTGGGCAATCTCAAATGACGATTACACACGCCTCCTATACCTAATGCGAAACAAAGGCTTCGATACCACCAACCTGCCCACTCCACACGCTCCTGAACCACCGCAAGGAGTTGAATTACACAACGAGCGAGATGTAGAAGTAAAACTATTAGAGTATTATCTAAATCAAATCGGCTACACCGAGCACAAAAACTATATCCGACAACTACCCATAAGAGCAGGACGAGGAAGCAAAATATATCCCGATTACGCCCTACATTACGACAACAAAAAAGGATACGAAAAAGCGAAAATACTCATAGAAGCAAAATACTATCTAAAAACCAATAAAGAAATAGAAGAAGCATTCAAACAAGCCCGTTCCTACGCAAACCTGTTAGAAAGCCAAACCATCATCATTTGCGATAAATACGGACTTATCATATACCAAAAGAAAGACGCCTTTGATAGGTATAAGTACGAAAAAATATATTGGAACGACTTACAAAACCCTGATGTATATAATAAGTTAGTCGAAATACTAAAAGAGTAAAAAACAGAAAAAATACACCTACACCGAACACTAATTGCCTGTGCGGCTCGCACCGAACACAAGGCGAACACATACCGAAGACGAAGCGGAGACGAAGCGGAGACGTACCACAGCAAAAAAACACCAAGTTTAACCAATAATATAGAAAAACAATGGAAATAGAAGTAGAACTAAAAACCAAACTCGAACAACTTTACAGCCGAGTTGAAAGTCTTAAAGACCAGATAAAAACAGAGGAGGCAACCAAAAACGCCTTCATAATGCCATTTCTGCAAATACTCGGTTACGATGTATTCAATCCCACCGAAGTAATACCCGAATTTGTCGCCGACATCGGGACCAAAAAAGGCGAAAAAGTAGATTACGTAATCAAGAAAGACGATCAAGTTATCCTAATCGTAGAATGCAAACATTGGAAAGATAACGTAGAAGCCTACACCTCACAACTCCACCGCTACTACCACGTAACCGACACCCGTTTCGCTATCATCACCAACGGCATAATATACAATTTCTTTACCGACCTCGAAAAACCAAACGTAATGGATAACAATCCATTCCTAACCGTCAATTTAGCCAACCTAAAAGACAGCACCATTAAAGAGCTTGTAAAATTCACCAAAGCCACATTCAGCCTCGATAACATCTTAGAAAGTGCCGAAGCCCTCAAATACGTGCGCGCCTTTCGCAATGAATTTGAAAAAGAAATACAAGAGCCTTCCGATGACTTTATCAAGCTGCTGGCACGCCGTTTCTTTGAAAAGCAAATCAACGCCAATCGCCTCGAAACATTCACAGGCTATCTAAAACGAGCGATGACTTCCTATTTCAATGACACCATCAATGCCCGCTTGAAAACAGCCCTAAACATAGAAGAAACTAAGCAACCAGCATCAGCCGAAACCACTCCACAAGGTACAGAAGAAGAAGCCGAAGAAATCAAGATAGTAACCACCGAAGAAGAGATTGAAGCCTATCAAATAGTAAAAGCCATATTGCGTGAAAGGCTACCCGCCCACCGAATAGCCTATCGTGATACCATATCCTATTTTGGTATATTGTTAGACGATAATAATCGCAAGCCTATTTGTCGCCTACATTTCAATGGCAACAAAAAATACATAGAGTTTTTTGACAAAGGCAAAGACAGTTCCGAGCGCGTTCAGATAGATGATTTAGACAACATCTACACCTATAAAGAACGGCTGCTAAGCACACTTGATAATTATTAGGAGAATACTAAAAATGAACCAATAATGAGCCAAAAAGTATTGATTTCAATTTTAAAACATTGAAATACAAACACTTCCACACTTTAAATGGTATTCAGAACGTTTATCACACTATGAAGGAATCAGAAGAATAAGCCTATTATAGTTGACTATTCATCAAAAAAAGAGAATGTTTAAACCAAGCATTCTCTTTTCCCTTTTGTAAGCAAAAATAAAAAACTTTGCCAAAGTCTTGAACTTTAGCAAAGTTAATTAGATTGTTATCTACGTTTTATTACTAATTGCTTGTAATTTGTTCAAAATTGCGCTTTACAAAGTCGGAAAGCTCTTTGCCTTTTAGCAATCCCTGCGATAAACGAGCTAAATCAAAGGCTTGTTTTATAAGAGTTTCTTTATCAGCCTCTGCAGGGGCAGCTAATATTGCATCTGCTAAGGGAGAATTACTATTCACCACCACGTGATATATTTCAGGCAAGCCCATAGCCATCATTCCGCCTCCTGTAGCGCTCATTTCCTTCATACGGCGCATAAACTCAGGCTGATTGATAACAAAAGGCACATCATCACTACCCAAATCTTCCAACTGCACCATATATCCTTCTTTAGGCACTACTTTTTCTATCTCAGCTTTTAGCGTTTGTTTCTCTTCCTCGCTATGTTTAGCAATTATAGGCTCGTCTTTTTCAATAAGCTTTGTTATAGGAGCAGCATCTACACGAGCAAAAGTAAGTCCCTCATTATCCCCTTCTAATTTTTGTATTAAATGCGGTACAATAGGACTATCCAATAGCAGTACTTGGTAACCTTTAGCAGTAGCTTCTTCTATAGCAGCATATTGTTGTTCCTTATTTTGGGCATAAAGTACTACTATTTTACCATTTTTATCTGTTTGAAGCGACTGAATTGCTTCTTTTAGTTCGGGAAGAGTATAATATTTGCCATCTACAGTAGGATAAAGCACAAAATCGCCTGCTTTTTCATAGAATTTATCATCGGTGAGCATACCATATTCTAATACCACCTTAATATCATTCCATTTTTGCTGAAAATCCTCACGATTATTAGTAAAAAGCTGTTTAAGTTTATCGGCAACCTTACGTGTAATATAGGCACCTATTTTCTTCACATTGCCATCAGCCTGCAAGTAAGAGCGCGATACATTTAGCGGAATATCAGGAGAGTCTATTACCCCTTTGAGCATCGTCAAAAAGTCAGGGACAATACCTTCTACATTATCAGTTACAAACACTTGGTTTTGGTAAAGCTGAATGCGGTCTTTTTGCAATTGCATATCGCCGCTAAGCTTTGGAAAATACAAAATACCAGTAAGGTTAAACGGATAATCTACATTCAGGTGAATGTAAAACAACGGTTCATCAAACTGCATAGGGTACAAACTATGGTAAAACTCCCTATAATCCTCATCGGTAAGGTCGGCAGGTTTTTTAGTCCACGCAGGGTTTGTATCGTTGATGATATTATCTACTGTAACGTATTCTGTTTTGTAGTCCTCAGGAGCATTTTCAGGGCGAGGCAAAGCCTCTTGTTTAGTGCCAAACTTAATAGGCACGGGCATAAAGCGGTTGTATTTGCGCAAGAGCTCGCCTATGCGATACTCTTCCAAAAACTCAACTGAATCGTCATTGATGTGCAGTATAATTTCAGTACCACGTTCTGTACGCAAGGTAGTTTCTTCTAAAGAATACTCCGGACTACCATCGCACACCCAACGCACAGCAGGTGCATCAGTATATGATTTGGTAATGATTTCTACCTCGTTAGCCACCATAAAAGCCGAGTAGAACCCAAGCCCAAAATGACCAATTACCCCAGCGTCCTTAGCCGTATCCTTATATTTTTCTAAAAACTCTTCAGCTCCCGAAAAAGCAATTTGGTTGATGTACTTTTCCACTTCTTCGGCAGTCATACCAATCCCTTGGTCGGTGATATGTAAAGTCTTAGCCTCTTTGTTTATTTTCACCTCAATCAGCGGATTGCCATAATCTACCTTAGCCTCACCAATACTACAAAGGTGTTTCAGCTTCAAAGTGGCATCAGTAGCGTTAGATACAAGCTCACGCAAAAATATTTCGTGATCGCTATACAAGAATTTTTTAATTAGCGGAAAGATATTTTCTACCGAAACGTTTATATTACCTTTCATTTTGTTTTATAATTATTCTGTTATTATTTTTCAGTTCTATAC